TGGTTGAAAATGGGGATCTTATGCCGACTCTGTCGGAGGGACTCCGGGCCCAGGAGATGCTGGACCGAAGAAAAGAAAAGAACGCAGACCGTGGGCTGGCCATCACAATGGCAGGAATCCTAGGTGGCGGATCATATACTCTGATCGCAGAGGAGGTAGACGATGAACAAGGAACTTAAGGCAGTAGTGGCGTCCTGGGGACGTTCATTCCTAGCCGCAGTAGTCGCCCAGCTGATCGTGCTAGGGGACAGCGTTCTCGACCTTAACCGTGATGGCGTTCGCGCTCTCGTGGCCGCGGGACTTGCAGCTGTTCTCCCTGTAGTGCTTCGCTGGCTTAATCCGAACGATGTTGCGTTTGGGAATAAAGGAGAATAACAATGCCAGGCAAGAAGAAGATGCCAGCTTTCCTTATGGATATGTACGCCAAGAAGGGCGATAAGGGAAAGGCCAAGCCTAAGGGCAAGGCAGGAAAGGCCAAGCCTAAGGGCAAAGTTGGCCAGCGCACCGCAGCCCAGCGTGGCTAAGACCCCAGCCTGGACCCGTAAAGAGGGCAAGAGCCCTACGGGCGGGCTAAATGCTAAGGGTCGTGCTTCCTACAAAGGTGGCACGCTCAAGGCTCCGGTTAAGTCCGGAGACAATCCGCGTCGAGCGTCGTTCCTGGCCCGCATGGGTAACATGCCCGGGCCGGAGCGAGACTCCAAAGGGCGACCGACGCGTCTCCTGCTCTCCCTTCAAGCGTGGGGAGCTAGCAGCAAAGCTGATGCCAAGTCAAAGGCTAAAGCAATCAGCGCTAGAAACAAAGGAAAGACTGCTTGAACATTACTGCTGAGATTGCCCAAGATCTGTCCAGAGGTAGATCCGACATCGGATTCTTTGCCTCTCGATGGCTAGGTGTCAATCTCAATCCGGGCCAGTTGGCCTGGTTAGAAGGTATGGTTGCTCGCGATGAGACTGGGTTCAGGCCTAAATACCTGACCACTGTGTGCAGCGCTGGTAACCGGGCCGGTAAGACTTTGGGGATGGCTGTTGGAGTCCTGCACTCTGCCACCTACAAGCTGGGGCTTCGCCCCCCGACACTCGGGTCCGCTGAGGATGCTGAACGTTGGACTACCGAGCCTTACGAATGGTATCACATTGGTATCCAGCAGGAAACTGCCGAGTTGGTGCATAGAGAACTCTCGATGCTCCTACAAGGGGCTCATCCAGCCCAACGGGGTAGGGGATGTCCAATGGTGAAAGAGATCGGCCAGGTGTATAACCTGGAGAAGAAGTGGCGTGGAGAGTACTTGTGGATCAAGGTTGACCCTATCTTTGGTGGGGCAAACATCCACTTCCGCACCACTCAGGATAAGGCTAAGGCCTTGCTAGGCAAGGACATGAATGGCATCTCGTTTGACGAGGCGGCGTTTGAGCCCCACCTTCTGATGATCTACCAAGAGGTTCTGAACCTACGACGTCTGTCTACCGGTGGTCAGCTTCACTTCATTGGCACACCCACCGAAGGCATCAACGACTACGCAGACTTGTGGGAGCTAGGTAATCCTATCAACCCAGGGCGCGATAACCAGTTCATGAGCTTCCGTCTATCAACAAGAGACAACGTAGGGTTCGGCCTAAACGCTGCAACGTTTGAATCAATCATCCGGCAGCAGGCAGAGTACCTAGTTCCACAGAACATCGACGGATTCTTCATTGAGGCGAGGGATGCATACTTCAACTCAGACATGATCGACAAGTGCTTCGTAGATGCGGAAGAAGAGATTCCACCTACAAAGGGACGTCGATACTCTCAGGGCGTAGACCCTGGCATTTCATCAGACGCCACATGGGCAGTGACCGTGGACTACACGGAGAGGGCCCTGATGGTTGGCGTAAGGTGCCGACGCAAGGTTGGGAAGCAGACTATCCCAGCCGTGGTCAACATGGTTCGAGAGGGTCACCTTCTCTACAACCAGGATGGCGCTGCATGCACCACCACGATTGACTCAACTGGATTCGGTGGAAAGCTATTCCGCCAGGAGTTCAGCATCATCAAGCCACTTAGGGACTATGACTTTGGTGGCACCAGGGCCAAGAAGCTAGAGCTTCTGGCAGACCTGAAGGCCGTTATCGACCGGCAACAGCTCAAGTTCCCACGTTCGGGAGCATGGATGGAGCTCCGGCGCCAGCTGCTGGGCTACAAGCTAGATGACAAGAAGCTGGAAACTGATGCCGTAATGGCACTGGCGTTGTCGGTAAGGCATGCGACCAGAAACCCTTCGAACCCGGTAGAGAAGCCGATGTTCAGCTATTTTGGGGAGATGACAAATGGCCAAAGATAAACTGAAGATGACCTCTGGGTCGTTCGTGAATGGTAAGGAAGTTCCTTCCATGATTACGACCGACCCTAACGTCGTTACCAAAGAGAACATTCAAGGTATCAAGAAGGCTATTGAGACAGCACGAAAAGAGATTCGTGGGCAGAAGACTGCCATTGTCCAGTCGTCCGGTACCATCACCACCGAGGCCACACCGGCCGCTACGAAGGGCCGCAAGGCAAGCGCAACCCCAAGCGCTATTGCCAACGGCAGAAGCAAGAAGGCTGGGTCCGGCCGTACCATTAACGATGCAGTCATCTCAGGAGGCAAGGTCCGAGTTGCCAAGATCAATCCTAGGTTTGACCGGCTACAGGCACTTACTGCTGAGCAGAAGCGCGGCATGTCTCTCGAGAAGCAGCGCCTCACACAGCTTGGTGAGGTAGCTGAGGAGAACGAAGACTTCCTGCTGGCACTAGAGGCCATGAACCGGAAGCAGATGGTTGAGCCTGAGCAGAACCGAATGCGTGCCATGTACCGCCGCTACGACCACTACTTCCACCCTAACACCTTTACCCTTGGTGGGGCAGACCACTGGGCAGAGGACCCAAGCGCACGACTCTCAGGACGGTCGCACGTTTCGGTAAACCTTCATGCATCGTACGTTCAGATCCCAGCCTCACTACAGGCTGTTTCCCCAGTTATTAACTATGTACCTACAGGCCCTACCGAGTCAGAGAGAAATCAGGCTTCTAGGAGAGAGCGTCTGATGTACGCCTGGTGGGATGCAAACGACATGGACCTCAAGCTAGAAGAGGCAACGCTTCTAAAGTCACTGTACGGTAACACTGCTGCCAAGATCTTCTGGGACCCAATCAAAAAGATCCCGCGCATTCAGATCGTTGACACCCCAGAGAACCTGTACCTAGGGTATGGTAGCTCAGACTACACGCGTGTCGACTGGGCTCTTTACAGCTACGGGCAATCCCCTCAGGCTGTACTGGAGGACTACGGAGTTGACGTCATCCCGGTTAGAGATGGCAACCAGTGGTTCCCCTACACCTCGTCCAGCACGCATGACGACCCAATTGCAAGCATCTACCTAAACAGCTACCACCGAGACCCTATGCGCTACCAGACGGCCTATGACCAGATGAAGATCGAGATCATGGACTATTGGTATAAGCACCCTACGGCCCCAGGCAAGCCACCACTCGTGTGCAACGCCATCATTGTGGGCAACACTGTGGTCAAGCGAACTGAGCACCCAGAGCTCGAGGGTGTAATCCCTTACATCATGCTCAAGAACAGCATGATCCCTGGCAGCCCATACGGCAAGCCTGAGCTTTACGACATTGAGCAGCTCCTCCGCGAGAAGGACGAGAAGATCACGGCGCAAGCCCAGATGATCCACTCCGTCGTAGGAGGCCAGATGTGGCAGCTCACCGGAGTTGAGGCCCCAGACGAGGTGCCGGCAAACGCGATCCCTAAGCCAAACCAGGTTGCTACACCTGGCGCCGGTAACCGCATCGAGTCGATCAACCCATTCATTCCACAGTTCCAGGTAGAGGACTACAACAAGCGCATCGACCGTGAGCTTGCAGTAGCCTCTGGCCTGAACGATCTTCTACTTGGCCTTGCGCCATCTAGCGTACTTGGTTCCAGCCGGGCGATTGCCCAGCTCATGGCCAACTACGAAGCTCGTATCTCCCCAAAGCGCAAGCTCCTTTACAGCTGGATTCAGCAAGTATGGGAAGTATGCGCACGCGTGTGGGAGAACAAGGATAAGGCTGTAAGCAACATCATCGATGGCGAATACTCCATCATGCTTACACCTCCAGAGCTGACTCCCCGAGATACCATCGAGCTCGCTCAGACAGCCATCAACATGGTGCAGAACAGACTATGGTCTGCAGAACGCGCTATGGACCGCATGGGCGTAAGCGACCCAGAGGGCGAGAAGGACCTGATCCGCGACGAGCAGACAGACGCCACCCTCAACCCAGCTGCAGTACAGACGATGGGCGCTCTCATCCAGATGTTCTCGCAGATGCAGCAGCAGCCTCCTCAGGGAGCGCAGCAGCAGGCTGAGGCCGGGCAGGCAAGCGCCATGGAGGCCATGGCCAGCATGAACCCACCTCAGGTTGGCATGCCGATGCTCAACGCTCCGACCGATGGCGCCGTACCGCCACAAGAAGCCCTTCCTCAGAACGCTCAGGAAGGCGGGGCAGACCTAATGTCTATGCTTCAAACAATGCAGGGAGGTAATGAATAATGGCCAGACGTGGTAGCTTCGGAAGGTCAGGCACAACCCAGAACCTTTCTGTACTCGTGTATCAACTAGTCAAAGAGCAGATGAGTACTGAGCTCACAAATATTCTAAACGCATACGAGACCAACATGAAGGATGGCAGATACACCTCACAGTTCAGCGGTCAAAACGTTGACGGTGATTACGTTATGTCTTACCTATCGTCTATGTTGCAGGGCTTCCCGCCTGGGTCCACTGAGTACGAGACTCTAAACTCACAGCTTGCAACATTTAGATCACGGTACCAGCGAGACGTACAGAACCTTGTTATTGACTCCATGAACAACGGAACCCAGATTGACTTCGGACTTCTTGGGCCAGCTTTCTCCAACAAGGGCATTGCTGAGGTCGAGCTCTCCGATGTGCGCAACTGGGCAGACGCAGAGATTGCCGGGCTTCTAGAGAACGGTGAGGGCGCCCAGGCAGACAAGATCAAGGGAGCCGTCTTCGTGGCCGGATTCAACGTTGAGAACGATGGCAAGGTTGCCGCCGTGAACAATGAGAGCATGAGCAGAGGACAGTACAATAGCTGGCTGAAGGGTCAGCTCCAGGCAGTCCTAGGGGCTGGATACACAAAGGACAGCGAAGCATACCGAGGCATCCTAAAGCTCCAGGCGGACGCAGCAAAGCAGGCCAAGACTGAGGGCGAGGGCGATGCTGCCGATAGCGTTGTCTCCAAGTTCAACGCTATTAAGAGTGCACTAAACGACAAGGCAAGAGACATGATCCAGGCTTACGCAGACGCTTCTGGCATTAACATGCCTGAGCTTAACGCTCTTATCGGACAGGCCAGCACAAGCTTTGCTTACTACGAGACACTTCAGAAACTTGCTGGCGCTATTGGCAAGGGTGGAGAGTATGACGGATTCTACGGAGACGTTACAAGATACGCAGGAGAGCAACTCCTCAGCGAATTTAACTCTCTTGTTGTTGGCAGCCAGGCGCAGCTTACCGACCTAAGAGACAACGGTCTAAGCGGACTATCCGAAGAAGACAGGATTAAGATCAAGGGCGACCTGGACGCCGACATTGCTTCAGGTAATGCATACGTGTCCCAGAGCGGAATCCCGTTCAGCACCGGAGGAAGCGCGGCTGCCCTTGATTCCCTATACACCGGGCTCAGCTCTGCCGGAGTGTACTTCAGGAATGACGGGTCCACCAAGGTTGGGCAGGGCGGGCACCCTGAAGCTGTCTTCGATGTCATGAAGCAGTTTGGGGAAAGCGTTAAGGGCGTAGAGGGTTACTCACTGCTTAAGGAACTTGCTCAAGGAAACATCCCGGTCACTCTTATTGAGGGATTTGGATCAGATACTATCCAAGACAACAACCCACCAGACGGAGTGATCAGTGCGGCGGAGTGGAAGACAGCGTTTGCAAACGGCCTTTCTCGTGACACCTTTGCGGAGATTGAAGAGTCTGCAGGTAAGAAGGCAGCTACACTCGTGATGCCTTCGGTAGCAGGGTCCGCAACCATCTCGCCAAGCAGCCTTGTGCAGATCGTACTCGGCGCACACATGAGCGCAAACATTCTTGCAAACGGCGGGAATGTTGTGATGAGCGCTACAGGAATGGTATCTATTTCCGATGCCTCTTCCCCAGTCGCGGGTGGCAGACCAGCGCTAATCAAGGTTGGCAATAAGACCTACGGCGGAATCAGCGAGCCTATGATTATCAGCAATACCACAGAGGGCTCCAACGTTGCAAGCGACTGGGCAGCTACTAGCACTAACATGTCCATCTCAGTTCACAGGACTGGAGGATCAGGTGGTGGTAACGCCGGTATCTACGTAAGCATTGCGGGAGCCCTTGAGGGCCCTAACGGCAAGGCTCCAAACGGCATCCTAATCCCTTACGACAAGTTCAAGCGATGGATGAGAGATGTTGTCGGTATTGATATTGATGACAGAACCTTCATGGTGCCAAACTCTCAAGAGGTTGCGGCCATTAGGATTGCTTCTACAGACAAGATGACTGCAGAGGGCATTGACATTAACAAGGCCCTTGCTGGCATTACTAACCCAGATAGCGTTTACTTCATTGGCAAATCCACAAAGGGAGTTGGCTCTGGCATTATGCAAATGACAGAGGCCGGAGTGACCTCATTGCAGGACCCTGGCTTTATTACGGATCCAAGCAATGTTAAGTCGTCTATCGATGAGGCGTTTAAGAACCCGGCTGATATCTTCAAGAGGGCAAACGCATACGCTGCCGAGAGAGGATCTCCTGTAACCCAGGCAGATCTAGTCAAGGCGGTATATGCCGGCATCCCAGGAATCCCAACGACGTTCAACATGGACCTGCAGGCCGAGCAGTTTGGCAAGTATGGTGACGTTGGAGCAAGGGCAGCTGCTCTGTTCCCACAGATCAAGGCATCGACCCCTCAAGTCCCTATTTCTCCAAGCGGTATCACTCGGCCGGATATGGTCCCGGGCGGTAATG